CCTTCTTGCATGCAAGTTGTGCGTTAGTGCTTCGACATGTAGTCGTTGACCGAGTCCATGAAGTGGCTGATCGACTTCAGCGTCTCGTTGATGGACTTCATGTGCTCGACCGTCTGGTCTGACGACGAGGTCATGTGCTTGATGAACTCTACCATCTCTGGGTTCCTGTTCTGGAAGACCTCTTTGTACAGCTTGACACGCTCGTCCATGCGGGCGAGCTCCTCTTTCTGGGTCGTGCTCAAGAGCTGGAGCTCCTTGATCCTGTCCTCTTGCGCCCCGATCCTCTTGTTGAGGATGTCGATGGTGTTGTTCGCGTTGACCATCGCGTCCGAGTCAACCTTGTACCTGCCGTTGCGCCACTGGGCTACGGCGAAGATGACCACGCCCATAGCCGTAACCGCCGAGAAGAATACCTGTGCGCCCATTGGATTGTCCTTAAATTGGTCTGTGGATTTAGAACTTCGGGATGAACGTTACGGCGGTGTTGATGATTGCGTACCCGACGCCTCCGGAGAACGCCTGCACCGAGTAGATGAGGATGACGGCAAGCCATGGGGACACCTGCGATACGCCGACGACGTACATCTGGAACGAGTTGCCAGCGGTGACGATGGTGGTACCCGAGTACTGCGTGGCCGAGCCACCTGCCAGTGCCCACTTCGCGATGCCCGATGACGTGTAGCCGAAGACGCTCGTGCCGTCAGACCACGGCACGCACCCAGACGACATGCCCGTGTACGTGACCGTAGAGACGTACGTGAGCGTGGCACCTGATACTGAAAACTTGGAATAGACACCAGCCGTCTGCGCGACGTAGATGAACGTGCCGTCGGTGAAGGCGGCTGGGGGCACGCCGTTCGTGGGAGCTGGCGGAGAACCTGCGAACGTGACCGCCGAGGAGAACACGTTCGATGGGTAGTACGACCCCGTGTACGAGCCGCCGTTGTTGCCGAACGTGTAGGATGTGTTTGCCCCACTGTAGAGTACGGGTGACCGCATTACGGTGGTTGCGGGGAGCGAATTTGCGCCGGGTGTCCACAGGTTCCCGCCTGGGACTGGCGTGTTCGAGACAGTGTCGAGCACGAGAGACTGCGACCCCGTCGTGCCCGATAGGTTCTGAATGCTTGAGGTCGAGTTGACCGCTGAAATGTCAACCTGGCCGGTGATGCCGTTCACGCCCGCGCCGAGCTGCGTGAAGAAGTTCAGGCTCGTCTGGGCGCCGTCGTAGGAGGCACCGGGAAAGGCAACACCCTGCGGCGGGATGGGGGCGGTCGCCGGGTTCAGGATCTGGAAGTTCGCGCCGTCGTACTGGAGCGCGGCGGACATGCCGAGCACCATGTCGCCAGCGATGAGCGCCTGCGTTCCGTACTTCTTGATGGTGGTTGCCGAGAGCCCGCTCACGGCCAGGGTCGATGCACCCGTGTTTGCGTGCGCCACGATGAAGCTGAACATCATGCCCGTGGTGTACGCGGTGATCGCTGGGACAGGTGCAATGGCGTAGGCGTTCGCAGAGCCGGTGTCGGTTCCGGTAATCTGCGTGGCTGCCTGGCTAATCTTGGTATCGGTGTTCTGTAGGTAGCTCCGCACGTCGTACTGGATGTAGCCCTGCCCCGAGAGCTGGTTCGCGTTGTCGGTAATGGATGTTTCGCCAGTCGGGTTGTAAATTTCGCAGAGGGTAATCTTGTTGGCTGGGTACGCTGGCACGGCTGGGGATGCGCCTGGCGTTCCCGTGACGAGTGCCAGGGTTCCAGTCGAGTCGATGGTGAGCAGGTCTATCCTCGGGTTGCCAACTGGCGCGGTGATGGTCGGGGAAGATCCGCCGGCGAAGGCAACCCGAGATCCGAGCAGCAGGTACTGCCCCTTCTCGACGAAGAGCTGCATGGTCTGGGCGGTGTACGTCCCCGAGGTGGCGGTGGTCGAGCCCGAGTAGCTCGTGAGCGGCGCGTAGGTGTCGTTGTTGAGCGAGCACGCGGTGATGACCGTGCCGACCTGCTTCCACTCGACGTAGCTGAGGAGCTGGCAGTTGGCAGCAATGGCTGCAACCTGGGTCGAGCTGGTGACGTTTGGGGACCTGAGCCAGTTGAACAGGTTGAGCACCGTGGCTGCCGCAGACGCGCCGATCAGCACGTTGTTGGCCGCAGAGCCAATGGAACTCACGAACGTTGCCACCACAGAGGTTCCGTTGATGACGAACGTGGCGGTCTGGCCGTTCGTCGGGTTCGTGCCGAGCGAGTAGAAGCCCGTCTGCTGGTGCGGCAGGAGCCACGTTGCACCCTCCGCGTCGGCGCGAAGCGAGTTGTACTCCTGGGTAAAGCCACCCCTACCCGATTGTATCTTGGTTGATCGCATGGTTGTTAGCTTAGTGTTACGTCTAGCTCTACGGTGAGGTCGGTTCCCGACGTCTTCACGTAGCTCGGGGACAGGAGCGCGTGGTTGAACATGTTGCCAGAGTTTGCCGTGGCCGTGCCGTTGACGAAGCTGCCGAACTCGGTGTACGTCTGGTTCAGGATTGCACCATCGGGAAAGAAGAACTGGAGCGTGGCCTCATCGAACCCTGAGTCTTGGAAGAACAGGACAGAGGATCGGGCAACCTCTGCGCCGAGCTGCGTGTCGCCTACAGCTGGCGTGGTAACGCCTGTGCCAATGGCCCCCCAGTTGACCCCGACGTTGAGTGCTGCGTTCGGCATGCCCGTACCCAGGTTGCCGATGAGGTACTGGATGATGAGATCCTTGCCGGTCAGCGACCCCTGCATGATCAGGTTGTCAACTTCAAGCACCACCCTGCCAGCCCTGACCGCCCCCATGGCGATGGCCTGCCTGCGCGGATTCCTGCCAGCCCACAGCTGGAGCTTCCTGAAGATTGCCTCGCTGCCAGCTGGGTGCTCGCGGAAGGTGAGGTGTCCCTTCGGGTGTGACTTTTCTGGTATTTTTTTCTGTGCTGGTTCCATGGTGGTTGTCTTGCTTAATTGTAGCACGTTCTACTTCCACGTGAAGAAGTCCCAGCGAATGCCGGGCGAACCAGGCTGCCACTGGTACGGACCTGCCGTGGCCGTGTAGCTGACCACGTCCGAGTCGGTGATGGATTCTGCAACGGGGACGAGGTTCTCGACTACGGTCGAGTCGTCGACTGGCGTGCTGGCTGTCTCCTGCTGCAAGAGGAGTGCCATGATGTCGGTCAGGGACACCACGTCCGATCCGTAGGCCTCGCACTGGTACTCAAACCCGAACGGGCTGTACCCAACTATGGCTATGGTCTTGATGGTCAGGGTAATGGTACCCTGGCCTGGTATGGCGTTCAGGATCGCAGAGTTGAGTACAATCTGCATGCCCACGAAGAGACCTGGCATGAGCGTGTTGAACTTCAAATCGTTCACGGCGTGTCCGTACTGGAAGATGTCGGCCTGCGCCCTGAGGTACGCCTCGGCTACCGTGGTGATCTTGGTATCGGAGATCACGTCGTCAATCTCTCCGTACAGGGCTATGCCCGTTGCATCGGAGGCGTGCGCCACGATGGGGAGGGTTGCCGTGCCGAACACGTTGATGATCTGCCCAGCGGTCGGCGTGCTGTTGAACTGTATCCACCGGCTCGTGTCGGAGTACATGACCTCGTAGTCGGCTGGGTTGTCCTGTAGGTTGATGCCGATGGTCTGCTCAACCCCGTTCAGGGTAACCGTCATGAGGTTTGAGTTGTACGGGTACGCGAGTGGAAACACGGTTCTTATGCCATCGGCAAGGAACACATCGGGAGTATTGGCTGACGTGAACACCTTCGGGTAGGTGGAACCAATGACGTACACCGAGTTCTTCATGTTGGTGAGGTCTTGGATCAGGTCAATGGTTCTCCACTCTAGGTTTCCGGTGGTGTCGTCTAGGTTGAACGGTGCTGGGTTGTTCTCGACCAGGAAGAAGTGGACGTTCTTCGCAGCGTCCACGTTCCAGTCCCAGCCGATCAGGGTTGCTAGGGCTTGGATTGCCTTAGTGACCGACTGGTAGTTCACCTTGAAACTCGGAATTAAAAAGTTGCCCTGCTGGATGAAGGACTGCCCGTAGGTACCATCGGTGTAGTTGTTCAGGATGTCCTTGACGATGTCTGCTGGGTCTATGGCTGCGTAGTTCTTGGCGATGAGCTTCTTGTTGAGCTTGAAGCTCCAGTCGGTTGCCGTGACCTGCACCTGCATGGTGATGCCGCCGATGTTGACCGTCTCGATCGTGGTGATGGTGCCACCGAAGTAGTGGTACGTGGCGTTGACCCACACGTCAATCTCGTCGTTGAGGACTGGGATCGAGGCAATGTTCTCTGGTGTCACGTCGATGGTGAAGTAGAACGTCCCGACCTGCTTGGTCAGCACGAGGTTGCCCTGGATGTCTTTCCAGTTGACGATATCCGTTATGTCGAACGTGTTGCAGAGAATTTGTATGGATGCCATGGGACTTGACTTTACTTTCGTGCTACGCTAGGCTGTGGATAAGAATATTAAGTTTTATTAAGTCTATGGTAATCATTATCATCCTGTTCCTGTTGGCGATACCGTTCCTATTCGTGTTTGGATTTTTGTTCTGGCTACTGGTAATTGGCATCCTGCTCGCCATAAAGAAGTTCGGTGGCAAGAAGGACTAGGTCGTCCTGAGCTTCACCTGCTGGTTGATGGTCTTGGCTATGATGTCCGAGAACATCTTCGCGGCTGACTGATCCATGTAGTTGCCGCCGTTGATGTTCACGTTGATGATCGTCTGGCCGCCACTGCCAACCCCTCCGATGCCACCCGCGCCGAGCTGCGACAGCGGAATGATTGCCTCGGGACCTGCGTCCCCAACGATGGCCATGGTCGGCGAACTCACAATGCCACCCGCTGCGAGCAGTGGAATATCGGGTACGTCCAAGCTCCAGTTAATAGCTGGAGTTTTTAGCGGTCCCACGCCGATGGCGGGGATGTTTATTTTCAGAGAATCCAGTCCGTTAATCAGGACGTTGATGCCACTGATGAGGTCGTTGATGCCAGCCTTCACGAACCCGTTGATCTGCGTCCAAATATTTTGCACAAAAGTTGATATGGTGTTCCACGAGTTCGTCCATGCGTTCTCGACGTACTTGAGACCTTCGTCCCACAGCGTTTTCACGTTGGTCCACATGCCCGCAAACCAGTCGCCGATGTCCTTCGTTCCCGTCTTTATGGCCGCCACGATCTGGTTGTGGTAGTTCATCCAAATTACAATGGCCGCCACGATGAGGGCAATCACCGCGATGACACCGGTGATCACGAGTGCCGCCGTGCCGAGGGCTACGCCGAATAGCCCCAGGGATATGAGGATGATGGCAATCTGTGGGGCGACGACGGCGATGCCGGCGAGCAGGCCGCCGAATATGATCATGAACTCGACGAGCTGGGTCGTCAGCTGCTTGTGGTTGGTTGTCCAGTCTTCAATTTTTGTGATGACGCCGCTCACGTCCTCGACGAGCTGGGTGAGCATGGGCAGGATCGGCATGAGCGCGTTCGTCTCGAAGTCGTTCATCTTCGCGCTCAGGGCGGCCTGCTGGGTCGCGTAGTTTGCCAGGGAGTTGTTGGCCGCGTTGTCCACGGAGTCTCCGACCGCCTTGAATACCTGCTGCGAGGACAGGCCGTCGGCCACGATGACACCGGTAGCCAAGCTCACCTGCTTGCCCGTCCCGGAGAACGCGCCAGCCATGTTCTGGGCTGCCTCGGAGAGCGTCCACCCCTTTGAGGCTGCCAAGTCGAGGACGACCTGGTAGTCGTTCAGCGTGTCGGTCGAGTTGTGGGTCTGGGTGTCGAGTGCCGTGAGTGCGGCGAGCGCGTCCTGCTGCGTGAAGCCGTACTTGGCAGCACCTGCCGCCAATGTTTCGTACTGTGAAGAAATTTGTCCGACGTTCGCGCCAGCCATCTGCTGCACGGAGTTCAGCTGGTCGAGCTGGTCTTTCAGCTTCGTGATGGCATCGCCGTTCAGGGTCGCCTGGGCTGCGTTGGATGCCATCTGCGCGTTCGTCTCGTGTCCCACGGTGTTGTACACGCCGTTCTTGGCAATGAGGGCGTTAATTTGGTCGGTCAGGTCTTTGACCTGGGTTGTGTACGCGGTTGATCCTGGTGTCGATGCCTCGGTCTTCAGGTCGGTGAGCTGCGTGGTGAGTCCCTGGAGCTGGGTCTGGTACTGCTGTGCGCCAGCAATGCCGCCGTTCGTGAAAGCCTGCATCGGAGCTGCTATGTCTCCAGCGATCATCCCGACCGCGTTGATGCCTGCGCCAATCTTTGCAATGCCCGAGCTGAACCCGCTGCCGCCAGCCTCTCCGTCTGCCGTGAGCTGGGTTGCTGCGGTTGCCGCTGACGACTCAACGTCGGTCATGGTCGCCTGGAACCCTGCCACGAAGGTCGAGCTGAGGTAGTCGAGCACCTCTCCGTATGACGCATCTATGTCGTCTGCCGATGAATTGATGCCAGCTGCCGCCTGGTCTGCACCGCTGACAATTTTAGTCAAAGAATCAACAACCTCGGAGCTGGTCGCGTTCATGATCTGGGTGAGCAGGTTCTCGGATGCCGTTGCACTGATGACCGAGCTGCTGATGCCGTTGGCCATGCCGGTCGCCCCGACGTTGATGCCGTTCAGGGACGCTGAAACATCCTCGGCAGCCGACTGGGACTGCGAGGACAGCTGGTCGAGTGCCCCCTCGACGTTGGACGCCATGCTGTCCATGGCAGCAGACACGTCGTCTTGGAGCGAGACAAGTATCTGTAGTTCGGATGTGCCGTCTGCCATAGATGGTTTGGTTACTGCTTGCTCTGGCTTTTCCTGTGCTGGGACTCAGCGGACATGTACGCGATGAGCTCGTGGATGAGCCACGTCGGCTGGTCTTGGTACTCCTGCCACGTCCACTTCATCTCTCGGACGAGCATGGCGTGTACCATGTCCTCGCTCTCTACGTGTCCGAAGTTGTAGAAGCGTTGCCAGTTGAGCTGCCTGGCTTCGCTTCCTTGAAAAGGTCTCTGGTCATCTCGTTGACGGCATTCTTGACGGTGTTGTACTCGTCAGCCTTCAGGTTGTCCTGTAGCCTGTCGATGACGTTCTCGTTGCTGCCGTCCAGGGTGACAATGCAGAGGGCGAGGGTCTCAAGCTCTTGGTCGAGCACGTAGCTCGCATCGGTATCCATGACAGGCTTGGTCTTGCCGTCCTCGCCCGTTGCGTACCTGAACTTTGAGTAGACGAGCCTCTTGAGCGCGTTCACCTCGCGACCCGTGAGGAACGTCTTCAGTGCTACGACGTGCGATCCTGCCTGCACGTTCTTGGTCTCTCGCTGCTGTTCTTCTGCCATAGGTTTCCCTTTCGTTTATTGATTGGTGGTTTGATTTAGTACGCCGTCGAAAGCGTGTTCGTGAGGACGATGTTGATCATCTGCGTGTCACCGAGCGAGTACGCTGCGTCGAACTTGATGGTCTGGTAGATGAGGTCGTCAATCTTGATCGGCTTGGTGAGTTCGGTGAAGATGCACTTGGCCATTTGAATCGTGACCGTAGGGTGTGACCCCGTGCCGATGTTGACATCGGTGTTGATCGCCTGGAGCTGCATGGCCTGGTACGTGTTGGCGATGTAGTTCGTGAAGAAGTCTGTCTCACCTTTCCATATTGCCTCGAACGAACCCGTGATCTTGAAGTCTTTGTTCAGGAAGTCGAGCGGCGTGATGTTGCCGAGCACCTCCTGCATCTCGATGCTCTGGTCTATGGTGATCTTTGCACTCTTCAGGGCTACGATCGTCGGAGATGAGAGCCCCGCGAGGTTCGTCGCGAACCCAGCGGCGAGGTACTGTGGCACGAAGTAGTTCTCGGCCGTGTTCGCTGGTGTCAGGGTCGAGGCCTGCACCCCAGCCTGCGCCATGATGGATGCCTTGTAGTTGATGAACTTCTTCAGGGAGAAGTCTAGGTCTAGCTTGTCGATGACACCGTTCGCGTAGGTGTAGTCCTGTGCGGCGAGCGGATCGTGCTTGTAGAAAGAAATCGACGGGTGCTGCGCCGTCTCGCCAACGGTGAACGTGTGCGTGTACACGGCTGACTCGCCAGCCTTCGTCGCCTCGACCTCTGTGCCGAGCAACGACTTGAATATCAGCCCCGTGTGGATGTCGCGCACGGCTGCGGCTATGTCGCCCTGCATCCAGTTCTTGACGCGCGTCTCGCTGATGTGGTCTTCAATGATGCCGTAGACCTGGTTGTCTTTGACGTTCTCAATTTTGCTCTCTGGTGATGCCTCAGAGAACGGAATCCAGTACGCTGCGGAAGCTGGCGACGTGCCGCGGGTGACTTCCTTGGCGATGCCTATTTGCTGTAGGCGACCTATGCCTTTCTGCGCTGCCATTTACGTGAAGTTAGCTTTGTGTGGATGTGGATTTTTTTGAAAGCTACTATGGGTGTATTCTAACACGTTTCTGAATCCATACTTTGGTCGCAGCCTGTATGTTCGGCGCGTATATGGAAGCTGCGTAAAATTCTCCGTGGCCAGAGAAGTGGTAGTCCTGCATGGCTTCCTGTGGTGAGGTCTTTGACTCTAGCGTGTCTACGATTGGGTCGCCTGTCTTTGGTGGCATGGGCGGTGACCCCGCTGAACCCATGTCCTTGTTCGCTGCGCTGTCTATCATGTTGTGCTCCCGAAGTTGAACGTCAGGTCGATGGCGACCCTGGCGGTCAGCTCGATTAAGAATAGTACGTACTGCTTGTCGGGCGTGCTGATCGGCGCGAGCGGCACGCCTGCGGCATCGGACATCTGGCACGTGCCGCCGAGCGTCGGGTACTGGTCGAACAGGTTCAGTATCTGGTCTACCAGCGTCTCGATGCCTGTCTCCTGGTCGTCCAGGTTGTCGTGCTTCAGTACCACCATGACGGGGAACGTGTAGGCTCGGTAGTTCGCCGTGTTCAGGATGTACTCTGACTTCACGTTCGCCGTGCCGAGGAGGGCGACCGGGTAGACCGTCTCGAGCTTCGCATCCGAGAGGGGGTTCTTGCTGAGGTCGTAGCTGATGGCCACGCCCAGCACGCCCGAGGAGACGAGCTGGTTCAGCAGTGAGAGTATCGCGTTCTTGATGGGGAGCCCCGGTGAAAGTATTGCCATAAATAGTGTAGCAGATTTACGATTGCATGTCCTCGACGATGAGCTGGAGAGCCTGGACGAAGAGTGCGTTCACGTCGGGCTGGGCTGCGAGCACGATGCGCTCCATGAACGGGTTCGCGGCTGTCCCCGGGTGGTGCGCCCTGTGGACGGGGTGCTCGAGGCCTGGCCAGAACAGAGCCCTGCCGTTCTTCGGGACGATGAGGTGGGGAGCGGTCCCGAACTCCACGAACGCTGCGTAGGATGCAGTCGGTACCCACGTTGCCCACAGGTCGCCAATGGTCGGCATGAACGTCTGGGCTAGGTTGCCCGTCATCCATGGAACCGTCGGGCGCGTGGTGTACTTGGCGAGGATGGCGGTGGTCTTGGCAATGGCAGACTGCAAGGTTGCCCTGGTGCTCTCGGCACCGCGCTGCAACGCTTGGACGAGCTGGTCTCTGCCGGCAATGGTTACGTTGAGTGGCATGGTCTGTGCAACGGCGTTGCGGTTACATGGTTGACGGTACTCGCCTGTACTGCGCGATGACCATCTGGTCTTCCTTGTCGAGCGCATCCTTCCACGTGGTGGTCGCACCGCTCAAGCCCTCGGAAACTTTACCAGCGAAGTCCCTGCGGGTCACGAACCTGATGACGAGCTTCTCGCACAGGTACGTGAGGGCAGCCGGGAGCGCGTGGAGCGTCGGGTTGCCGAAGTTGTCGAAGTCCGTCACGAAGCCTGCCCAGTAGGAAGCCCTGATCATGTTGTTGTAGAGCCGTGGGATGATGCCGTAGATCCTGACGATGCCAGCCTGCCCGTTGTTGGTGAGCTCGTACTGGTCGAGTATGAAGTTCGTCCAAGACGGATCTGACGGCGTTCCCGCTCGGTACTGCGCCGCGAGCAGCCCGTGCACCAGGAAGTTCGCCCCCGTGAGCGTCTGGGTTGCCGGTGCGCTCATGGTGACCGTTGTCCCAGAAACGGACACCACGGTGACGAGGATGCCCTGCTGGACGGCGTAGCTCGGCGTGTTGATTTGAGAGCCGTTGTCGCCCCACTGGATCGGCATGCCGACCTTGATGTTTGATACGGATGCGCCCGCGCCAGCTCCCCAGACTGGGGTGGCTACGCAGTTGGTGATGATCGGCGAGCCAGCGGTCGTGTTGCCCGTGAACACGAGGTAAAAGACCGGGCACTGCCTCAAAATTAGAGACGTCTGGCGAGATCCGTAGGTGGAAGAAATTTCGTTGACGTACTGGGTTAAGACAAACCTGCGGCCGTTGCACTCGTTCTCGATGAAGTCGGTCGCGGCGTTGATTAAGCGTCCTATGATCAGGTCAAGGCCCATGCCCTGTTTATCGAGCATCGATTTGACACGATCCGTTGTCGTGAGTGCCCAAGGGTAAAGTTGCTCTGCGTTTGGCATGTTACTTGGTGTTACGTCCGAACGTTGATGTCGTCCTGTGGCACGGCTTGCACAGCGTGCGGCCGTTGTCGATCGCGAAGCGTAGCTCTGGGAACAGGGCGAACGGCTTGATGTGGTCTGCCTCTAGCGGAACCTTGGTTGCCCCACAGAACACGCAGGTGAAGTGGTCTCGCTCGTACACAGACCTGCGCCACATTCTGTACTCGAGAGACTCACGGATTCTCATGTTCTCGTTGGTGACGCCACCCTTCCAAAAGTTGCTCCTAGAGCCAGAGACGTGTGGGTTGTGGATGCCCCTGTTCCACGGAATGCGACCTTTGCCACCAGCAGAAATCTTTGCTCGGTGTTCTTCTGATAGCTTCCGGCCTTTGCTCCAGGTATTTTGACCTTTGTGCGCTAGTGAAAGTTTTCGCTTCGTTTCCTCGCTCAGCTTTTTGCCAAGATGGGCAGCTCGACTTTTTTCAATTGCCTCTGGCGTGTGCCTCTTACCCTTCATCCACGTTGGCTTGCCCCTGCGAGCTAAACCTATTTTTGCCAAATGTTCTGGGGATTTCTTTTTACCCTTCCAAAAGCCAACGGCATTTTCATGTTTACCCTTGTTTGAATCACTCAATCTCTTCTTGTGGTCTTCTGTGAAATGAAGGTAGGTTCTCGCCATATTATCTTTGTTAGCTTATCACTACCCCCATTTTACTGGGGGTAGGGTGAACTAGCAATAACGTAATATACCGATAACTTGACTTTGTGTCAAGTATTTGATATATCCGTCTGGACCGGTTCGTTGAAACTTCTGCTCGCAATGATCTCTGCAAACACCGCGGTCGTAGGTGACGTGCCACCCGTGTACGCTGGCGTTGCGGTGATCTTGAAGTAACGCTTGCGGTTCTGGCCGAGACCCTCGATGCGTGCCAGGTAGTCCTGGGCTGCGGTCTTGGTGCTCATGGCTGCGGACGCAATGGCCGTGCCCGTGTTGTCGTTCGCTGCCGTGTACGTGCCGCCGATGGTGGCGCACTCGGTCAGGGCGAAGACCACGGTTGAGGTCGTCGGCGTTCCCGTTGAAACTGCTGCGTAGGCTCGGATGACCGCGGTCTGGTAGCCCTTCGTGTCAAAGGATGCGCCGGTGACCACGGTTGACCCAGAGAGGAACTGTGGGGGAATCGATGGGCCGAGGTTGTTGGCCGCGTTGAACTCTGAGGAGTCCAGGCGGGCGATGCTGATGGCATCGTAGAGTGATCTCATGGGAGTACCTTTTGCCAAACCTAGGCCTTGTCAGGCTCGCCACGCTCGAGTTTTGCTGGTACGGACGTACCGTCGAGGCGCGGTGTCGGGGAGGCTAAGCCCGATAGGGGTGGGTGATGTGCCTCTGGTAAACTAAACGGCTGGCTCGACTGGCACGACCGCTGCATCGTAGGCACCGATCGCGGTGTTCAGGGTCGCCGCCTGGGCATCTACCACGTCCTGGGCATCTTCGCTCGTTGCGCTCGCATCGGCTAGAGCCGCGGAGAGCGTCGCGATCGATCCTGCCACGTGGTCACCTGGGACTCCTGACTCGGCTGCACCTGCCTCAACCAGCCTGCGTGCCGCTTCCTTGGCAGCCTCGAGGGCTGAAATATCAGACGGCTTCCCTGCTAGCTTATCACCTGTGAGGCGTTCAGGATCTGCTGCTGCCACGGCTACCTGTGCCGCCGTTGGCTCGACTGGCGCAACCTCTTGGATGAAGCCAGGGGGGTACGCCCGTGCCTGCTCCTCGTCCAGCTGGACGAGCTCGCCAGCCTCTACCCTGCCGCCAATGGCGATCGGGCGAAGCGTGCGGAATGTTTTCATGGCCATGGAATTCGTTGCTTAATGGTTCTCCGTGGGGCTGGACTCGGCTGTGGATTCCAGTGCCTGCCCAGCCCCACGTTGTTCCGACTTGGAACTGGACTTAGCTCGCTGAGGTTGTCGCGATGACGAACGCTGCTGGCAGCACGACCACGATGCCGTGACGCTGCTTGTACACGATGCCCTTCTGGTCTGCGAGGGCGATTTCCTTGCCGCCGAACGCGCCAGAGTCGAACTGTGCAACCCTCATGTCGCCACGGTCACCGTAGGCGATTGCCTTGGGGTTGCCGAAGATGGCGAAGGCTGTTGAGACCGATGCCGCGTTGCTCGCTGGGAGTGCTGGCATCCATCGGTTCGTGTAGACTGGGTAGCCGAGGATTTCACCTGCCGGCTTGATTGGACCGCCGCCTGGGTACTGTGCCAAGACGTTGGCCAAGCCTGAAATTGATGGGATGCCGCCGAACGGCAGGATGAAGTTGCCAGAAGAATCCTTCTGCACCCTCCACGCTGCCCACACTGTTCTGTGGACAATGAACTCTGCGCCGTCGAGGATGGATTCCTCGAGGGTACCGATCATGCCAGAGGAATCAACGAGGACATCGAACCCGTCTGGGGTTGACGTGTTGTCGTTGTTGAACCTCGTCTTGCCGGTGGCTAGGACGTAGCTCGTGGTTCCCGACTCGTTCAGGACGCCGACGAACGGTG